GACTGTCACCACGTGTATCTCGGATGCCGCGCTTACCTCAATCGCCGTCAGCCTTAAGCGCATCGCAGATGCCATGGACGGCGGCAATGCCTCTCAAGGCATCCAGAACAGCCTTTTCTTCCTCGAACAGGGGATGCATGGGCAATGAGCAAGTCCACGATCTCCACGTTCGAGTTTTTCCAAATGTTCCCCGACGCGGAAGCCGCGCGGGACCAAATCAAAAAGGCGGAAAGGAAGGCGAAACGTGAGGAAGGGGAGTGAACTATATAATTCCCTTTTCTTTTGCCCGTTCCCCTTATGGCTTCGGGAGTCATCTATATAGTTCCCCAAAAATGTCGTTCCTGAAAAGGTTCGATGAATTGATGTTGGCACGTCATAAGGCATAACATGCAGAATCTCGATGACTACTCGCCTAAGCAGTTGCGTAAGGCGATTGAGAAGTGCGGCTCGATCCGTGAGCTTTCACGCCAGACCGGCATTCCCCGCTCCACGATACAGGACCGCCTGTATCGCGAGCAGAAGATGGATTTCCAGACGAAGCAGGCAACCCGACCGCTCGTTGTCAGCAAACCACGTAAGGGCCTTGTGAAGCGCTACATCTTTTCCAGCGCGCAGAACAACACGCCAGTGCATCGCGGCTTTCTGACAAATCTGGAAGCCTACGCCACCTATCTCAATGCCGAGATTATCATCGGCACCTACACGTACAACAAGACCTTGTTCGCAGGAACGCCGGAGGAAATGACCTTCCATCCGGCTATCAAAAAGTACATCTCGAATGAGCGCATCGAGATTGGCGACAAGATCGTCTTCTGCGGGGAAATGAACATCTCCCCAACTGCTGTGAACCCGTTGTCAGGCTTTGAAACCTACACGCGCAGTAAGTGGGGAATTTTCCCGCACCCACGGGTTTCGATGGAAAGCATCGCAACCATGTTTACAGAACCGGCAAAAATCATCATGTCCACCGGGACGTGTACGCGGCCTAACTATATTCAACAGAAGGCTGGGATAAAGGCCGAGTTCCATCACGTGATCGGGGCCGTGCTCGTAGAGATTGATGGTGATGGCGACATCTTTGCACGCCACTTGATTGCTGGCCCACCTTACGGATCGTTCCGCGATCTGGATCACTACGTGTTTAATGGCTACGTGTCGGCAGGACACCCGGTCGAAGCGATCACGTGGGGCGACGTGCATCTTGAGCAGATGGACGACGACGTTGCGCGCGGCTCTTGGGGCATCGACAGCGATCTGGAATGGGCAGTAGGTAACGAGCACTGCATGCTCGATGTGCTGCGCCCGAAGTACCAGTTCTTCCACGACAGCCTCGACTTCCAAGCACGCAACCATCACAATATCAACGATCCGTACCATCGTTTCGAGATGTACTGGAACGACAAAAATCGTGTGCATGACGCCCTCGAAAAGGTCGCCAACTTCCTAGAAATCACGCAACGCGACGGATGCCGCAGCCTCGTCGTTGAGAGTAACCACGACAAGATGCTCCTGCGTTGGCTCGCGGAAGCCGACTACAAGAACGATCCTGCGAATGCGCTCTTCTTCCTTCAAAGCCAGTTGCGGCGCTACTTAGCAATCGCTGAGAGACAGACAGACTACAATCTGTTCGAAGACATCTTGCGCTCGGACATGGGAGCCGAACTAGGCGCGGTCACATTCCTGCAAGAGACTTCAAGTTTCCCTATCTGCAACGGCATTGAATGCGCGCTGCACGGACACAAGGGATCGGGCGGCGCCAAACCTTCAATGAAGACGTTCGCTCGCATGGGGCCGAAAGCCAACATTGCCCACACCCACGCTGCGGGCATTCTGGAAGGCATTTATCGTGCTGGTACCTCGTCCAAGCTTGACATGGGATATAACAAGGGTGGTCTTTCCAACTGGAACCACTCCCACATTGTTACTTATCCTAACGGCAAGCGCGCCATCATAACAATGCAAGGTTCGAAATGGCGCGCCGAGAACACATGATCAAACTCTTGGCTGACGCCAAGATAGGACAGCGCCGCTCGCGCATGTTGAAACGGTTTGTGTGGAGCGGTCGTGTTGCCCCCAAACCACGAACCGGGCGTGTGGGTCACGTCTACCGCATCTACGATAGCGGCGGCAAAGTCGTAGGTGAGTATACGTCGTTGAAGGGTATGGCTAAGTACGCTTTCAACGGCGCTCTCTCACGTGAAGAACTTGTTGCGCGGATGCGCCACAAGTTGAAGTACAACGGCTGCACCATCGTCAAGGAACAGGCTCCTGATACGCCGCGCTTCTATCAGAAACTTATTTCAATCCCCGCTTCAATGGTGAGTGTTTTGGAAGTTTTGTCGGCCCATTTAGGCAAACCGGCAGGGACCCTGATGCGCGAGGCGATCACCACCTTCGTTAACCAAGAGGTTGAGAAACTTCCAGATCATTTGAAAGAACACTTGTGAGCCGCACTCACACGTGTTAGTTAGATTATCACCCGGCTACAAGCAATGACTAGAATTGGAAATAAAATGTTGAACGTTGACGACCTGAACATGCTTCCTAATCGAAAAACACGAACCCGCATTGCGGTCGTCGTAACCGACCGTGACGGCAATAAGGCGTACTACCGATCCATCGGCGCGCTCGCAAAAGAGTGGGACGTGACTGGAACCGCGATCAAAACCGCCGCGATCATGAAGGCGGAACTGCAAAATAAGTACGTTGAACTGGTTCCCGCCTCTACCATCGAGGAATTTCTGCCCCGGCGCCTACCTCGCCGCACTGATAAGCGGGAGAAGGGAGTCCTTATCACCGGCTCAGTCTCGCAGGACACTTACAAGCAGTTGATGGAACTGGTTCTGCGTACCGGCATCTCCCGGTCCAAGCTTATTAGAGCGGCTGTCGAGGCATTCGTCGCAAGTTACGAACAGAATGATCAGATCGCGTAGGGCGGTTTTTCAGTGTGTCCGCCGCCTTATGTATGGACGCCGCTGCTGGTGCAAACTCGGATCGATACCGGGCTTAGGCGTGGTCGCTGATGGGTTCAATTCCCATCGCGGCGTCCTCTATTTCTCTAAAGGTATGAAATGGCTCGTTACATATACGACGTTGAAACTAACGGTCTTCTCAAGACGATGGACCGCATCCACTGTCTCGTTATGCGAGACGTGGACACACGCGAAACGTTTCGCTTCCGCCGCGTGGACGAGGATTATCCTGCGGTCATCGACAAAGAGCACACGGAACCGGGGCGCCTTCTCTATAAAGCGACACCCGCGCAGGACAACATCGCGGAAGGCATCCGCATGTTGGAGGAAGCTGATGAACTGATTGGCCATAACATCATCCACTTTGACGAGAAGGCAATTCGTCTCGTTTTTCCTGATTACAATCCCAAAGGCAAAATCACCGACACGTTGGTTCTGTCGCGGATGATTATCCCTGACACGAAGTCTGGCGACGCGATGCTCGTGAAGCGTGGGAAGTTTCCTGGCTATCTGGTTGGCTCTCATTCACTCGACGCGTGGGGCCATCGTCTCGGTAAGAACAAAGGCGACTATCAGAAAGTTATGATTGGCAAGGGCCTCGACCCGTGGGCGTCGTGGAGCCCCTATATGGAGGACTACTGTATCGCTCCATCACACAGGTTACTGGGAACAGACCTTCGCTGGCGCCCTGCATCAGAGTTCTCTGTAGGCGATACCGTTCTCGGTTTTGACGAATATGGAAACCGTAGGCGCTGGCGTTCAGCAGAGATTGAAAGTATTCGTTATGAAGACGCACCTGTCTTTGATGTTGAGTTGGAAAACGGAGACGTAATCACTACCACCGCTGAACATCGTTGGTTGGTTAAGAAAACCAATCCACACAAGGAAACGCTGCGCTATAATTGGGTCGAGACTAAAGACCTTGTTCCGGGCGTTTCGTCTGTTCCTAAAATGTTAGAAGTGTGGGACGAGGATACGTCAAAGGAAGCCGGATGGCTCGCCGGTATCATGGACGGAGAGGGGAGTATGTCTCCCAATTGTCGCCAACTTAGAGTTTCCCAAAACCCTGGACCCGTTTTAGAGCGGATCGATGCGGCCATCACCGCGTACGGTACCTGCGCATCTGGTCGCGTAGTCAAGAAAAACTCTCGCTGTGAGGTTCGTTATATTTGTGGGTTTTTAGCAGAACGTCTAAAGTTTCTTGGAACAGTTCGTCCAGAACGCCTGATTTCCAAAGTCGATTTTAATAAGATCGGCTATATGCAGGCGCGATATGGATGTCACAAGGTTGTTTCTGTACGCCCAGCGGGCGTTCAACAAATTATCAAGATACAGACATCTTCTAGGACCTTCATTGCCGAAGGTTATCCTATGCACAATTGCGAGAATGACATCGATGTGAACGAAATTTTGTATCACGCGATCACGCAGGAAATGCCACCAGACTCGGCAACCGATCTTGAACATCAAATCCATGAAATCGTCGGCGTCATGGAGCAGAACGGCTATTTTTTCGACGCGGCGCAGGCCGAAACACTGACAAAAACCTTAGAGGAAAAACGCGACCAATACGTCGTAGACGTTAAGGCGAAATTCGGCTCTTGGTTCAGGCCCGTTCGCAAGAAAATCGTCAAGGCACAGTGGGATGACCCGAACGGCGTCAACGCTGCGAAGACGTACGAGGAACCCGACACCGAGTGGGGTGAGGATTACTCTCGCGCTGTGTGGGGACGGATGGTGTTCCCAAAGGTCACGTACCGAAATCACAAGAAACTTTCCGACCGCACCGAGGGCTGTCCGTTCGTGCCGATTGAGCGCGTGGACTTCAACCCTGGTTCGCGTCCACAGATCATTGACCGCTTTACGACCGTCTACGATTGGGTACCGCACGAATTTACAGACGCGGGCAATCCGCAGGTCGATGATGCTGTGCTCAACAAACTTACGAAGCGCATCCCCGAAGCCAGCGATCTGTCTGAAATTCTGTTCTACAACAAGTTGATCGGACAAGTCGCCACCGGCAAGGAAAGCTGGCTCAACAACTACAAGAAAGATGGCGACGGGCGCATACACCCATACACGAACGTCGGTGGCACCGTATCTAATCGCTGCTCACACTCCGGCCCGAACATCGGACAAGTTCCGGCGATCAAGGACGCGAAGATTGATGCGGAAGGTCGGGTATGGGACGGAGATACCCAACTTTTGATAACTCCCGACGAGTATGTGCGGGTCGGCGAGAAGAAAGTTTTGCTCAAAGGCAGGCACGGTGACTACGGTTACGAGTGTCGCGATCTGTTCTTCACGCCTGAGACGATCAATGACGTGCCATGGATGCAGGTAGGCGTTGACTTGTCCGGTATTGAGTTCCGCATGCTTGCGGAAATCTGTTACGAGTTTGATCAGGGCGAATTGATCAACGTCGTTCTGTCCGGCGACATTCACCAGATCAATATGGACAGCACCGGCATCACAGAGCGCGCTATCGTAAAGCGCGTGCTGTATGGTTTGATGTACGGGGCTGGAATGTGGAAAATCGGGCACACCATTGACCCGTACGCCACCGACGCCGCCAAGAAAGCGCTGGGAGCCACCGTACACGCCAAGCTGATGAAGGGCCTGCCAGCCCTCGCTAAGGCGATTAAGAAGACGCAGGCGGAAGCCGAGCGCGGTTATTTGATCGCGTTGGACGGACGCAAACTTATGGCGCGCTCGACGCACTCGGCGCTCAACCTGCGTTTGCAGGGCAATGCTGCGACGATTGCAAAGAAGTGGGTGTGTCTCACCGAGGATATGCTTTTTGAACAAGGTCTAAATCACGGGTGGAATGGCGATTTTGTTTTTTATGCGTTTGTGCATGATGAAATCGCCGCAGGCACCAAGAAGGATTTGGTTGATCTGTATAAAACAACGTGTGTGGACGCCGCGCGCAAGGCTGGAGAGTTTTTTAACTTGAAGTGCCCAATCGACGCAGAAGCAAAAGTTGGTCATTCATGGTCCTCGACGCACTAAAAACACGCCTACAAACATATATTCAGTACGATCCCGCTGCTAGGTGAGTTCGCTCGGTTTGAGTAGTCAGGTGTGTTGACACGTGTTAGTTGTTCTGCCATAAAGAAAGGTACCTTATGGAAAGACAGAAGACGCACGCTGGAAGGCATCGCGACCGCGATGGCAGATCAATGGGGTTAGAGGAAGGCTCTCCGTGTCCTCACGAGGACTGCAACGGAACCTTGGAACTTGCCAAGGTTGAAAACTGTTCGTGCCACATAAATCCGCCCTGCTCGGCGTGTGTCGCGTGCCAGCTTGAATGTAATGAATGCTACGATGTTTTTGAGGTTAGGTATGAGTGAGAAAGAACCGTTCGTCATTGACTTCAAAAAGGTCTTTGACGACTACATGGCGAACAATCAAAAGGTGTGGGCGCATGATCGTTCCACAACAATTGGCGCCTCCGAAGCCTTCAATTGCATGCGCCAACTTCTCATGGAGAAGCGCGGCAGCGAGTTCAGCGTTTCTCCCGACGAAGACTACAACGAGCGTTGGGGAGCCATCGAGCGGGGCAACCTGATTGAGAACTATTTCGTCGTCCCGGCGATGCAGTTCCTTCCCAAACCACTACGCGCAGAGTTCGTTGGCGATGACCAGCACACACACGTGCTGGTGCGCAACAGCGCAACCCCTGACGGCCTGCTCACCGAGGTACCGACTGATTGCGAAGTCATCATCAAGTACGGCGACGACGAGTTTCTTATTCCGCAAGTGCCGACTGGATGCATCGGCTTGGAAATCAAGTCAATCGATCCTCGCGCGCATCTGGACGAGGAACGCACCAAGCATATGTTCCAGTCGCAGATCGGCATGGGGATCATTCGGGAAATCACCGACTGGAAACCGGAATACTGGATCATCCTCTACGTTGACGCAGCGTGGCTCGACAACATTCGCCCGTTCGTCGTGACATACGATCCCGGCATCTACGCCGCAGCGAAGAAACGCGCCAATGACATCTGGCGCTTTGAAAACATCACCGACGCGATGCCCGAGGGCAAGCTTGACGGCGGCTGCAAGTATTGCCGTTGGAAGCGGGCCTGTGGCGAAGCCATCGTCAACGAGCACGCGTCATTCAGCAAGAAGGGTCCTGACCCGTTCTTGATTGCAGAACTTGATCCGATTGTTAGGCACGCCATCCAGACGAAGGAGGCGGCTGACACAGCGGCGCAAGAACACGAGGCTGCAAAGCAGCGTGTGAAAGACTGGCTCAGCGAGAACAAACATTCGAAAGCCGGAAACGAAAATTGGAGTGTGTCATGGTCAACGTCAGACGGCAGGCCAACGCTTGATAAGCAAGCCTTGCGTGACGACGGCATCGATCCAGAAAAGTACATGCGCAAAGGCGCACCGTACGACACTCTCCGCATCATCAAGCGAACCTAGAGGAATACATGAGTACCGAACTTATCAAGCGGGCCGCGAATACCGGCCTCACTGCTCTCGCTACCGGCGCCGATGCGCTCATGCAAGCAGCAACCAGCGCAGGCGTTGCGGGCTCGTCCGGCAAGCGTCTGTCCCACAGCGGCAAGTCTGGCGAGTGGAAGCTCGCTGGTCAACTTGTTGACGAAGGTAAGGCCTTCATCTTCGACATGCTTGGCGTCCGCCAGCAGTGGATAGCATGGAAGGATCAGAAGCCGGTCGGCAACATCACCGAGAAACTTATCGGTGGCAACCCGCTTCCTGCCGAAGTCGATCTGGAAGACTTCTGGAACGGTCGTAAGAAAGGCTCTGACGGCTGGCAGAAGAACCTTGTGTTCGACATCATTGATGCCGAAACGGGCGAGACGTTCGAAGTGACGCTCAAGGCCGACAGTTCCTATCGTCCGGCATGTCGCCTCATCACCGAGTACGCAACGAAGGTGAAGACACAGAAGGATGAAGCTGGCGACGACAAGATGCCGATCATCGAAATTGGTGACAGCAAGTTCTTCGCCAAGGCCGCGAACGAGTGGCTTCATGCTCCGGTACTCACGATTGTCGATTGGGTATCGCAGACGGAAGTCGCGCAGATCGTGGAAGCCGGTGAAGCCTCTCGCGGCGAAGCTGGGAACATGGGCGACTACGCCGAAGAAGCCCAGGCTGCGAAACCCGAAACCGCTCAGGCAGCGCGTCCGGCTCCTGCCGTCCGCACTGGTCGCCGCGTCTAACAGCGTCAAAGGAGCTAACAGTGACAAGGGACAAACGCGCCCCCAACACCACCCCGTCGCAGAGCCAGACCTCTGCGGCGGGGACCAATCCGGTAAAGGCGCCCACCGTGACGCCAACCCAGGACGAAACCAACCCGAAGGACCTGTTGGGCATCAAAAAGCCCCCAGTGTCATTGATCCCGTCAGCGGCGCTGTTGCACGAAGCAATGGCAATGAAGAACGGTGCTGAGAAATATGGGGCCTTCAATTTTCGCCAGAAGAAGGTTCAGGCGATGATCTACGCGGACGCCGCGTTTCGGCATCTGCTCGCGTGGATTGATGGTGAAGAAACCGCTCCCGATAGCGGCGTGCATCATCTAGGACACGCACGTGCGTGTCTGGCCATCCTGCTTGACGCGCAAGCGTGCGGCAACCTCGTTGACAACCGCCCGTCCACAGGACGCGCGGCTGCGATCATTGAGGCTCTGACTGTAAAATGATGTCACAAAGTGAAGCGTTGGAAAAATATAAATACGACCGGAAAACAGGTAAAGTAACGCGTCGGAAAAACACAGGACGCTGGAAGGCTGGAACCGAGGTAGGGACGAAACACAAATACGGTCGAACAGACACCGTTTTTCTTCGTTGGAAGCAGTGTAATGGCGCACGCCCGCTGACGCACTTAATCTGGCTTATGGAGAAAGGGGCGTTCCCGTCTCCAGAAGTTGATATTGATCATAGAAACAACGATCCGCTAGACAATCGTTGGGACAATCTGCGAGAAGCGAGTAGGTCGGAGAACTGTATTAATCGCCGCAATTGGGGGAAGTACCCTAAAGGGGTCAGCAAAACCAAGGACGGTAAAAAATTTCGCGCACGCATTACGGTCTACGACAAAACCCGTATGTTAGGAAACTATGACACGGCTGACGAAGCCCACGCTGCGTATAACTGCGCGGCAGGTTGGGCTTTCGGAGAATGGAGTTATAACGCGTGATAACCACCGCCGCGTGATTAACCGTCAAACTATCTAACACTTGATAGCTGAAATGACCTCTGTGATAAAAAGATACCCTGACATGCGTTCAATGTCCGCCGAATGGTCAAAAGCACGGTCGGGTTGGGCTAGGCTCGGCTCGGCTCGGCAAGGATCGGCAAGGCGTGGGACCTTTGTGGTCAAAGGCGCGGCTCGGCTAGGCTTGGCAGGGCTCGGCGGGGCACGGCGCGGCATGGGACCTTTACGGTCATAAGATATGGCTCGGCTAGGCTAGGACTGGCGGGGCGGGGCATGGTTTCACACGATGGTGTGTGAATTTTAATAACGGAGTTTACGTTGACTATCACAGCAAAGGTCGTTCTCGACTCGATCAGCGAAGAAGGTGTGCGCCTCACTACGATGGAGCTTACCTATCCTCGCTTTATTCACAGCGAATTTATGACGCATCGCGTTTTTTCGCGCAACGCATCATCGTCTCGTGCTATCCCGGTCGAGAAGATGATCGAACGGATTGTACGCGAACCGGCTGAACCTATCCATTGGGGCAAGAACCAGCCGGGTATGCAAGCGAACGAGGAACTGGTTTGGGACACACTCGTGCAGACACGCAAGGCGTGGCTTGAGGCGCGTGACGCCGCAGTCAAGTTTGCTGCGCGTATGCACAGCCTTGGTGCCCACAAGCAGATCGTCAATCGCGTATTGGAACCGTTCTCTCATATCACCGTACTCGTGACGGCGACCGAGTGGGAGAATTTCTTCAAACTTCGTCGCCATCGCGACGCGCAGCCCGAAATTCATGAACTAGCCGACGTGATGTATGAAGCCTATCAAGCCTCAACACCGCGTCTTCTACAGCACGGCGAATGGCATCTACCCTACGTCTACGACGACGATCTTGATGAAATCATCAAGACGGCGCTTCACCAGACGCAGGACACGATGTTTGGTCAAGCAACGCTCGATGACGTTGAGCGAGCTACGACACGTATTGCGTGTCGCATCAGCACGGCACGTTGCGCGCGTGTGTCATACCTGAACCACGACGGAAGTAACCCCGATCTGGCGAAGGATGACGCATTGTTTCACAAGTTGATGACCGCTCAGCCTCTCCACGCATCACCGGCTGAACATCAAGCAACGCCGGATCGTATTGTGCGCTACGGCGCTGTCTCAACTATCGGCTGGGAGAACCCGCAGTATCACGGCAATCTTGTTGGCTGGCAGCAGCACCGGAAGTTCTTCCTTGGGGAGAATACGCCGTCTAACCAATTGACAAAGCACGGCGTTTTGACTGCTCATACGGTGAACAAAGTTACTTCGCTTCACAGTGTTAAACCAGTTGACACGCCCGTTAACCTGAGTTAACTTCGAGTCTTCACGCAATGCACTACAACAGGCCTGTCGGGGCTCCCCGTTCCGGCAGGCCTCTTTTTGTCTCAACAGGTATCCACATGACCGCCACGCCTTCCACACGCGCCCAGATTGTTGAGGCGCGCACCTACCTACGTCCACTTGATGACGCGGGCACTGTTTTCGAGACGCCCGAACAGGCCGCAGACCGCATCATAGGCCATCAGCGCTGGCTTTGGGAGCGCGCCAAGGGCGGTATGCACCGCGTCACCGAAGTCTCAGACCTGCCGCCACTGAAATTTGACGATCCTGTTGGTTATCGTGTCGAAGACGGCTGGGTCATGATCCGCCTCACCGATGACGAGGAAGCTGAGTTGCAGGAATTGAAGAACCTGTTCCTCGACCGCAAACTTACCGTCTCCGGGCGCACGCGCTGGCTCGGCGGAACTACCGTTGCCAAGGAACGCGAAAGCACACATTTCAATTGCAGCTTCCTTGAAGTGCGTAGCGTGCATGACATTGTGGACGCTACGTGGCTCCTGTTGCAGGGCTGCGGCGTCGGCTTCCGCCCTGTCATCGGCACGCTCAACGGCTTCGCACAACCGATGGAGATTGAAGTAATTCGCTCACAGCGTGGCCCTTATGAGAAAGGGCCTGAGAACAACGTCGAGACGTTCGATCCCGTCACGAAGACGTGGACGATCAAAGTTGGTGACAGCAGCAGCGCGTGGGCTAAGTCAGCCGGTAAACTGGTCGCGGGTAAATACCATGCGAAGAAACTTGTGCTCGATTTCTCACTCGTGCGCGGTGGTGGTGGACGCCTCAAGAACTACGGCTGGATCAGCAGTGGAGACGCACAGATCGCAAAGGCGTATAAAGCAATTGCGCTCATTCTCAACGAAGCTGCCGGACGGCTTCTGACACGTATCGAAATCCTCGACATCATGAACTGGCTCGGAACGATCCTGTCGTCGCGTCGCTCGGCAGAGATTGCCGTCATGGCGTACAACGAGCCTGAGTGGCAGGACTTCGCTTTGGCGAAGAAGGATATGTGGACGACCGGGCGTGATCACCGTCAAATGTCCAACAACTCGATCATGTTCTACCAGAAGCCAACAAAGTACCAACTCCAACGCATCTTCAAGATGATGATGGATGCTGGCGGATCGGAACCCGGCTTCATCAATGCGCAGGCGGCTATGAAACGGGCGCCCTGGTTCAAGGGCGTGAACCCGTGCGTGCCAGCTGACACACGCATTCTTACAGACAAGGGCTATATACCGATAGCGGACGCGGTTGGGACCGAAGTTCGCGTATGGAACGGCAGCGCGTGGTCGGCTGTTACCCCGTTCTCTACGGGCGTCAATCCGTTGGTGACTGTGAACCTGTCTGACGGCACGTCTCTGAAATGCACACCAACACATGAGTGGGTTGTTAAAGACACGTATCGTTCTCCGCCCCGCAAGGTAGCGGCGCAAAGTCTGTCGGCTGGCATGCGTTTGGCGAAGTTTGATATGCCAATTGTTTCCGGCGGCGAGCGCGTGTCTGGAGATATGTATTCACAGGGATTCTATTCTGGCGACGGGAATACCGGACTAGAATTTTCGTGGGTCTATGAGCCTAAATTTAGTGTCATCCCGGCGCTTGTCGGACGCGTCACAGATAAAGTGAGCCACGGTCGCGTCAGGTGGACACACGGCCCGATGCGTGAAAAGACGTGGGTGCCTCATGGCGCTACTCTTGAACAGCGTGTGGACTGGCTAGCTGGACTGTTGGACGCAGACGGGACCACCGTGTCTGACCTTTCTGGCGCCGCCTTGCATTTGTCTAGCTGTGATCTTGATTTTCTGAAAGAGGTACGCCTACTGCTGACTACGATGGGCGTCCAAGCGAAAATCAACCTGATGCACGCGGAAGGCAAGGACTTTGATGGTTACGTTTGCCGGGCGTGTTGGCGGCTTCTTATTAACACCGCAGATACGCATCGCCTAGTCAACGAATGCGGACTAAAAACACTGCGTCTGCAAATCGGCAAAGATGCGGCGCAGCGTGATGCTCGCCGTTTTGTAACGGTGACCAGCGTCGTTGATACCGGGCGTAGTGAGGAAACGTACTGCTTTACGGAGCCCCAGAACAACACCGGAACATTCGAGGGGATCGTTACCGGACAGTGTTGCGAAATCATGCTGGGTGACCGCTCGATGTGCAATCTAGTGGAAACTGTTCTCCCGCGCTTCAACGACGACGTTGAAGGCCTTCACCGTGCTCACCGGCTTGTTGCCCGCGCCAACTACCGCCAAACCTGCGTCAATCTTGATGACGGCGTACTACAGCGTGGTTGGCACGAACTGAATGAGTTCCTTCGCCTCTGCGGCGTCGGCGTAACAGGCGTTGTGTCGTGGGATCATTGGCGTGATCCGGCTGCGTGGGAAGACCTACGTAACATCGCCGTCAACGGCACTCACAGCATGGCAGACGAACTCGGCCTACCGCGCTCTAAGGCAGTGACGACGGTGAAGCCGTCCGGCACGCAGAGCAAGGCGCTGGGCATCGTCGGTCACGAAGTGCCAGAAGGCATCCACATGCCCATCGGACGATTTATTTTCAACCGTATCCGCTTCTCTACCCACGACCCGATCATCAACAAGTTGCGTGAAGCCAACTACGCTATCGAACCCGACCCGTCAGACGCTACAGGTGTCCTGGCAGTGATCCCGGTGGAATTTGCTGGGATCAAGTTCGACACGGTTCAGGTTGGCGACGAAACCATTGAAGTCAACAACGAGAGCGCTATAGCGCAACTTGATCGCTATAAACTGTTGATGGACAACTACGTGGATCACAACGCGTCGATCACCATCTCCTACGATCCCGAGGAAGTCCCCGAAATTGTGGACTGGCTGATGGCGAATTGGGACACCTACGTTGGTGTCTCGTTCATCTATCGTCAGGACGCCACACGCACGGCGGCAGACCTAGGCTACAAGTATCTCCCGCAGACCCTCGTCAGCGAGAAGACTTATAGGGCGTACGCTGACAACCTTCTGCCCGTCAACCTGTCCGAGAACGCGGCGGCTGAGATGCTTGCCGATAGTATGGAATGCGCGGGTGGTGCGTGTCCGGTACGGTAACTATGATTGTCAAACAGGTTGACATCTGTTAGGTTGGATAGTAGTTTGCAGTGTCCCAACGGTGCCGCGCCAGTCACTTGCGGGCTGTTCATGAACTAAACCACGGAGAAACCTATGGATTTCCTTATTTTCGTCGGCATCGTCGCTGTCGTTGGCTTCGTCCTTTACAAGAAGGTCCCGAAGGTCAAGTCGGCAGTCGATAAGGTGCTCAGCAAGGTAAACGGCGACAGCGGCGCGTAAGCCCCGTCCTCGCCCGCGCTGGTAGATTGGGACTTATCCCAGTCTACCGGCAACACTTCCCATAAATGGAGCGCCCTGTGTTTACTCTTCCAATCAAGATTTTTAAGATGCACGACGATGTTGTTGATCCGTCGTACGGCAGCGAGAAAGCAATCGGCCTTGACATCAGCGCTTATATCAAGCGCTGTGACCCATCAGTTCGTGAACTGGCAATCCAGCCCGGTCGGCGCGTCACTATCCCCACCGGTATCAAGATGGCTATCTACGAGGAAGGCTGGTACGCCCGCATTGCTCCGCGTAGCGGGCTTGCTGTGAAACACGGCGTAGACGTTCTCGCTGGCGTAATCGACACCGATTATCGCGGTGAGATTATGGTTGTGCTAGTTAATCTCGGGCAGCAGCCCGTAGTCATCAAACACGGCGAGAGGATCGCCCAGATCATTTTCGAAAGCGCTGACCGCGCCGACATCAAATTTGTCGCCACAGAGGCCGAACTTGGTAACACGGCGCGTGGTGAAGGCGGCTTCGGCTCCACGGGACGGTGGTAATGCTGACGATCAAGAACCATTGGGTCAAAGAGGCAGAAGAACTCTCGACCAAGAAAAAGGGACCCGGAGAACTGCGGGGACCCGATGGTATCGTCATGCACTACACGGCAGGTTGGAAGACGGAAGGCGACATCGCTACGCTGACGACCAGCGACCGCCAAGCCTCTGTGCAGTTCATCGTTAGCCGCGAAGGTAAAATCTATCAGTGTATGCCTGCCAACTGGCGGGCGTGGCACGCAGGACCATCCAAGTACAATGGTTGGAGTGGCCTGAACAACAACTTCATCGGAATTGAAATCTGCAATGCCGGATGGATCAAGAAAACCTCTGATGGAAACTACGTTGATCAGTACGGACAGCGCATCAGCCCTGCCGGAAAATTTCTGGACTACACAGCCCGCTCTACCGCTACTCAGCCGCAAACATGGCATCACGAGTATCATCCTCGCCTCGCCAAGGGCGAATACGCGTGGGAGCCTTTTTACCCGGCGCAACTCGATGCTGTGGAAGCGCTAACGGAAGCGCTGATCAAGTATTATCCGACGATTAAACACATCGTGTCGCACGAGGAAATCGATACCCGTGGCTGGAAAACAGACACAGGCCCGGTATTTCCTATGCGTCGTTACACGAAGTTGCTTGATGACCGTGATAAAGGTTTCAACCCGGATAAGCTGTATAAAATCACGAGTGAGATAGGAAAGGTAGTTGCGATCTGCGATACGCCCAGCGCCGCAGCAACGCACATCTATGTGGCATTAGTCGGGCAGGTGTTTTGGGTCGATGACGAACGCGGGGATTGGTTCCACATATTCGGAGACGGCCTACCGAACGGTGGATGGGTGCGCAAGAAATTTCTTGTGCCAGTAGGTTAAGGAAACTAACATGCCTGCATTTCTACTAACAATCGTCGCCTTCCTTGGTGGATGGCGCAACCTCGTGGCAGCGAGCCTCATCGCAGGCGCCGTTGGCACAGCCGCGTACTACGTCCATCAGTACGACAAGCGCGGCACTGAGATTGCTATTCTGAAACGCCAACTAGGTGAGAAGAACAGCGCTCTGGAAGTCGCCCGCATCAACATCGAATTGGCGAACCGCGCAGCCGACGCGCTGAACACACGGCTTGCTCAGCGTGATGTTGATCTGGAAGCCTTCTGCAAAATTCTCAACACCATCGAGACGGACACCGACCCCGACGCCGATGGTCCTGTTGGTACCCCGGTCGATAAGGCACTTGAGGCCTTGAAGCAACTTGATGACAACAAGGCCAAGAAAGAGGAAAAGCCTCAATGATGAAGCCTCTGATCATTTCCCTCGTAGCGCTACTGGCGCTCACGGGTGCCGACAGCAGCGGTGGCTGCGACGGCGAATACATTCCCACCGTCGAACAGATTGACCTGAACATTCCCTCAGAGCTTAGGCAGTGCAAATACGCCCCGAAATCACCGGGCAAAAATGCGAGCCGACGCCAGACAGCGAAGTATCTCATCAAGCTCTACGACGCGTGGGAAGACTGCTACGGCAACAACAAGCAGATCGACAACCTTTACAAGCAGTACAAGGTGAAGGTCGAGAAGCTTAGGCGGAAGTACAAGTAACTTGTGCGAGAGCCTTCTGATGGTGGTCATCGTGCTTATGATGACCACCATCCTCGTTATCTTCTTTCGAACGGGTAAGAAATAATGGTCAAAAGTATCTCTGCCGGTATGACGACTGCGCTTGACGCAGATGTGACGCAACTTGCTCTCTGCGTTGAGATTGAGCGAGACGACGGGCGTGTGTACCGTATGACTAACCACGACACCGACCTCACAGTGTCGGGCAAGGTCTACCGCAGCGATATTTCCTTCAACCTGTCCGCCATCAGCAGCACGTCGGGGCTCGCCGTTGATAACACGGAACTGACGCTCGCGCTGGACGGCACGCTTTTCGTTGCCGAAGATTTTCAGAACGGCGCGTTTCGCAACGCGCAAGTCACTGTGTTCCGTACGAAGTTCTCGGATACTTCTGTCGGACGCCTTGTAGTCAGGAAAGGATGGTTCGGTGAAGTCAACTTCAACCAGCACGGATATGTTCAAGTCACTATCATTGGACTACTCAAAGTCCTTGATCTCATGGTGGGTCGCCTCTATCAGCCTGCTTGCGATGCCGATCTTGGCGACAAGCGCTGTCGCATCGCGATTGATGGGGGTCAAGCGTACGCCCACGACAACATCTATCGAGTAGGTGATTGGGTCTACGTCTACGACGAAGCATCTATGACTTCAATCCCCATCACTAACCACGACTTCGAAGACGACGGCGCCCGCACCGTTGCGCAGGCCATCACCGGCTGGACAAAATCAAGCCCTGCTGCGTGGGTGGTCGCCAGTTCCTCCAGTGGTCTTAATGACTACGGGCTCGACGGTGGCGCGTTCTCACTATTCGGCACAACGTTTACCGGCGATCAGGACGTTGAGCAGTTCGTTTATCAGGACATCGATCTTGTAACGGCAGGCCTCAGTGCTACCGACATCGACGCCGGAAAGATTTCGTGCCTGTTCTCCGCAGCGATGGCGAACTACACAGGCGTCTCCGACAAGCCGCGCCTGCGTGTTGAGTTCATGAACGCGGCGAGCGAGATTATCGACCGCAAAGATACTCGCTACATCGATCTGTACGCCGAAGACGATTGGGAGCGCCATCACGTAGGTGGGCCTATCATCGCTGGCGCACGTACCGCCCGTGTATACCTGTACGCATACGTCCCAGCGACAGTTAATGCCTCACGCGCTGCCTTTGATGATGTTAAGGGGTGGTGGTGGGATCACACGTTGGGAAATCCCAACGGCGACATGATCCACAAGGTATCACGCATCTACAGCACGGCAGGCGCAATCGACTCCTGGGGCTCGGCACAGAACGGTCCTGCCGTCGCTGGCGAGACGTACATCAAACGTCCGCGTAACCCGTCATTCGAAGCTGGAGCCCCTGTGGCGAATAGCCAAGGCCCTACGGCAACCGTTGGGTCGGTATGGCGGCGCGTCAACGGAGCTAACGGCGGTGACTGGTTCAGCGTAGGTACGACGCTCGGCGGCATTAGAGCGCCGTGGAACACCTACATGCTCATCGGCGGCGACAACAGCAGCGGCGTGCAGAGCACGTACGGCGTCTATCAGAACATGGTTCTGGTAGCGGATTGGGGCCTAGACGTAGCCGAGGTTGACCTTGGACACTACGTTGGTGAGTTCGTGATGACGAACGTGTTCGGTGACGCCACGAGCGCCGTACGCGTGCAACTCGCATGGAAGAACGCTGGCGGCTCTGTGATCAGCACCGACACGGTGATTGACTGGACCGTCAACGCAGGCGCTCCGATTGAGGTTGATACGAGCGGTCGCTTCGCTATCCCCGTCAACGCACGTTCTGTTGACATCTATCTATATGTGCGCTCTCCGGTCGGCAGCAGCGCAGCGAGCGTCGCTATCGATGACGTGAGGATGTACCTGCTCAACGCCTACGCGGCGTCGTCCAAGGACGTTGAGTTTGGTCAAGGTGTGGACGGAACCGTCTTCGACTATGATAGCGGTGATTTCACATTCGACGGCGATCTGATCTGGCAGGCGCACACGGCCCACATCGCGTACGACACTGTGGCAAGTGTGACAGACAAGAAAAACTTCACAGCTACATCACTCGCCGGATCAGATGGCTCCTACAATACGGCGCTAATTCGCTGGATCAGCGGCGATAACGCTGGACGTAAGAACGTGATCCGCACGTGGACTTCGACCGGCAAACTGATCAAGACATACTTCGACCAGATGCAGGACGTTCAGGTTGGTGATCGCTTCCAGATCATCGCGCCGTGCTTCCACCGCTTCACGGAAGACTGTGTAGTACGCTTCGATAACGCGTTAAATTTCCGTGGCTTTCCACATCTACCAGGGAGGCGCGGCTGATGGGTAAGCGCGTAGCCGATATGACGCCGGAAGAACGTGATAAGGAGAGAGCGCGGCATGCCAAATATCGCGCTGAAAATCCTGATAAGGTGAGAGCGCAGCAGGCCAAATATTACGCTGAAAATTCTGATAAGGTGAGAGCGCGGCGGGCCAAATATTGCGCTGAAAATCCTGATAAGGTGAGAGCGCAGCAGGCCAAATATTACGCTGAAAATCCTGATAAGGTGAGAGCGCAGCAGGCCAAATATTACGCTGAAAATTCTGATAAGGTGAGAGCGCAGCGGGCCAAATATTACGCTGAAAATCCTGATAAGGTGAGAGCGCGGCATGCCAAATATCGCGCTGAAAATCCTGATAAGGTGAGAGCGTGGCAGGCCAAATATTGCGCTGAAAATCCTGATAAGGAGAGAGCGCGGCGGGCCAAATATTGCGCTGAAAATCCTGATAAGGTGAGAGCGTACCATGCCCGGCGCAGAGCCCGCGAGTTGCGTGCCGAACCACGTTGGCTTTCACTGACACAACGTATGGCAATCAACGAGGCCTACGCACGTGCGTGCGAGTTAGATAGACTAACAGGCATAACACATCACGTAGATCACATCTGGCCGTTGAAAGGCAAGACCGCATCTGGACTACACGTTCCGTGGAACCTGCGCCCTATTCCAGCCGAAGACAATTTGAAGAAATCCAACAAGCGTCCGAAAGAACCGGGCTGGACCCAGGATCATGAGTGGTCTGTATGAAAAAACACGCCTTCACCGTGCGCTTCATATCGTGGTGGTGTTGCGCCCGCTGCGGAATGCTGGCGCTGAATAACGCCGCGTCACGTAAGGCCGCGTCCAAACCTTGCCCAGGATCAGATGCCGACTGAGCTATACACAGTTTTGCTTTTTTGTATATAACTCAGTATGTCCTTGGAGAATTAGGCTATAGCCTGTTGTTAACGCCGGATAATTAGGTTACAGCCTGTTGCTGTATATCCCAATGTATCCCGAGGCGTCAGGTCAATTCATACTCGCACTTGGTTGACGAAAACTGGACAAAAGAAGCGCGCTTATCGCGTAAAGCATCACGCGTCAATCTCAGGCTTGGTTACGCACGAGAACTTGACGATGCGGAACTTTGGATGTTCCTCCGACCACTTCGCCAATTCAGGCAACGCGTTGTGGAAGCACTGCTGCGGCGTCAATGCGTGATCCGCAGCAAACTGCATTTGCTGATCGTGGCAGACGGTAGGGTCGGTGATTAGGCAGGCAAGGAATTTGACATAGACTGCAAAGGTAGGTGACACTTGTTACTCCTGTTCACATTGGAAGTCGATAGGATCGCGAAAACCCTTGAAAATCGGAAAGCGCGGAGAGCCATCTTTCGTTATTTCCTGATACTTAAGCGTTACCCATTTCCCGATCAGGTCATCTTTCTGCGACCATAGTTGCGCACGGTCGGCGGTATTGAACCCGCTACCGATGTCGAACTTAGCTCCGTTAGGAAACTCACATACGAGCGCGCCTAGGACGTTCTGTCCTATCATCGTCTCTACGCGTACTGGGCGCACCAGATACCCGCGCTCGTCAATCTCGGGCTCAGCAACGTTACTCCTCAACTCGCGGACGCCTACGACCCGCGCTTCCGTATCGTGCCAGCGCTTGTACTTCATAAGCGCCATGTCAGAGAGACGGCTGTCACCGAACTTGTAGTTGGCTATTGGGCTACGCAGCATCACGCCTTCATATCCCTGCGAGACGTAGTGCTGTTCCCAAAAACGGAACTCATCGAGCGACTTCACGTGCTGCTGTTCGACGTGAACTAGCCAGTCGTGTCCACGATGATTGATCAGGTTGTCGAGAACCAACTTCAACCCGTTGTGCCGCGCGTCGAAGAAGATGTCGGGCTGGTTCCACTTGTCGAATACGTGGAACTTGAAATTGGTGATGTCACCCTCGCCGGACATGACGACACTCTGCGTACGGTTGAACACGCCCTTCGCTGTGGGATCACCGATGATCAGCTCACCGTCCAACCCTTCTGGCGCGCACGACAGAAGTTTGCGGATACGTTTGTTGGGAAGCAACTTGAGCGTACGCGTCAACGGGAGCCCGTTCTTGATCACGCAGCGGATGCCGTCAAGTTTGGGAGAAAGGTAGAGCGGGAACTTCAACGCGCTCAAGTTTTCTTCCCCCAACTTCGCGGCGCGCATGGGCCTCATTACAATCTCAGCTTCCAGCATCAGGCGTCCTCAAGGATCAGTTCGACCAGCCCAATGCTCGACCAACTTTCCATCAGGAAGCCCTCGTGCGCAGCGGCGAAGGCGTCGGTGTCGAAGCGTACCGGCACGTCGAACTCGCCCGTGACGGTCACAGCAAGCCCACCGGCAGGCTTGTTGCCCCCGGTGAAGGTGACGGTACCTGTCGTTGTGTTGAGCGTGTAGTGCGTTGTAAGCGTCTGCGTAACGTCATTGACCTTGACGACGAACCCGGTGGCAATTGGCTTGAAGATGCGGCGGATATAACTGTTGGCGCCTACCGTGTAGGTCTTCCTGATCTTGAACGCAGCGGTTACGCCGTCGCCTGTGCCGATATTCTCATCGGTCAATTCGTAGTCGCCCCAATCCTTGAAGCGAAACCCGTAGGCGCGGCCCTGCATCGCGTAGAACCATGCACGCAGGGTATCCATGTCGGTCTTGTTCTTGACGGCATGTGAAACGTCGTACCGGGCCTTTGACGTGGCCCAGCCGATCCCACGCTGCTCTTTACCGCTGTGTCCCTCAAAGACCCAGGTCTTGAAGTTAGGACCGCCCGACGAACCGTAGCTTATGTCGTCAGGAAAACGCGGGGTTTCGATGAAATCTGCCATAAATGACGCCTTATGCTAGATAGCCTGTCATTTATAGCACCTAAACTACGAATGTCCAGACTTGTTGTTAACTAGGTTAACGGTACCGCACGCCCCACACAGCCGAGTTTAGCGGCGTGACGCTCGCCCACGCCGCAGCAGTGTTGGGATCAACGAAGTCGAACTTCCGCTTCCACGCGTACGACGTGCTCAGGGTAAGGTCAGCAGTTGCCACGACCGTCCCTCCGCTGTCCGTACGCAACTGAATGCTGCCTGAGCCGTCGTTACGCGCGAGCGCTGTGTGGAGCGAGAACAGGATGTTCGAAGCTGCGCTGAGCGTAGCCATCGACACGTAGTTGTCCTGATTAGTGGTACTTGACGAAATGTAATCCGTGTCATCGTTATACGCACCCAGCGCATCATCAACGCACTGGAAGTTTGATCCGGCAGAGGCCGTCCAGTTTGCCGTAGCACCATCAGCATCAGGGATGACTGTCTCAACGCGCACATCACCCAACAGCCCGTTGAACGGCGCCGAGCCTGACGAGTCGTTGACGTAGAAGTAATCAACGTCCGTGTTGGTAATGCCGTCAAAAAACCGCACAGCATTTGGCACAGTTGCCGTCGCGTATAGGAAGTCGATGCCGGATACGCTGATGACCTGCGCGCCGTCAACGTACACAGTAGCCGTTCCGCTGTTTACGCAATCAACCTGCATTTCAATAAGCGACCAGTGACCATTTTCCAGCCACGGGCCGCTTGCGCGGGCGACGATTGTCCCCAGCGCGTTGACAAGCTCCATAGCCCCAACATGAATGTTGAGACGGACGCTTTTGAGGTTTGACGCGACGCCGGTAGTAACGCAGAATAGTTCCTGCATCGCCACTACCGACGATGTGGACGTACGCTTAACGAGAGCGCCCATATTGACGACCGTTCCAGTAGCCGCGCCATCGCGAAACGGGAGCGAAATGTCACGGCTTGCAACGGCTCCATAACGAAGACACGCGTCACCAAAGCGCCCGTTGCTGGCTGACATCGAGGCAAGTGTGGTACCGCCGTTCGTGTAGTCTGGGTTATCGCTACAGAACTCAGTCCAGCCGGTAGAGCCGTCCTTGTATTTAGCGAACGCTTCGTAATACAAAAGTGCCATGTTAGCCGCTCGCAATTATATACATGATTGACGTGCTGCCGCCACCACCACCGCCACCACTAGACGCTACGCTCTGTAGCACTTCCATAGCAACAGCCGTAACGCGCGCAGCGGGGACAGGAGGGTCTTGCAAGACCTCCATCGCAACCGTGGTGACACGTGCGGCAGGATCAGGTTGATAAACAACCTGCAATACCTGTTGTGTAACCCGATCAGCCATTACGTCACGACCTCTACACCAACCTCAAGAGCATTGATCGTTGTGTCCGTCCATGCAATCGACCCGTTAGGATCAAGTGGGAAGAAGTCACCGTAGAACCAACGATACAATGTTGGCAGACCGCGCGTGTTTCCAACACTTTCAGACGCGCTCGAATTGATCAACGAGCGCACAGTACGGTCGCCTGCATCTGTTTTCTTGGCGCGATACCTAACCTGCACGCCGTGAATTGCAGACGGAGTGTCTGCCAGATTGCCCATAGCAAACCGGCTTTCTTGCCCGGCTGTCGATGACGAAATGTAATCCGTGTCATCGTTCGCTGCATTAGGCGTTTCATCAACGCATTGGAAGTCCGACCCAGCGCTGGCGGTCCAGTCCACTGTAGCGGCGTCGGCGGTAGGCGAATGCGTTGTGATCTTGGTATCACCAAGGAAGTCGTTTACTGTCGAACCCGTTGCGTCGTAGATCACGACATCATCGATATAAGCTTCGTTGGGATTAGACGCACCACCAGCACCAAGTTCAATAACACTTGCACCAGAACCGGTTGAGTTGGTGTCCTGAGACGTGGCGTTGATAACGGTAGAGCCGTTGACCTTGACTTCAACAGCGCCGTTCGATGACGTGGTTCCGAGCGTCACCTTGACTTCAATCCAGTGCCACGAACCGGGCGTGAGTGAGTTACCTGCCTCACTGGTATTCGCACCGGAGCTGGGCTGTAGCGTAATGTTACCAGACGCATTGTGCGAGAGAGTGATCAGCGGAGCGGTGGTGTCGGAAATAAGACGCACCAACTGCGCCGTAGCAACGCCTGTGTGTTTATAGGCAAAACCGAAGTAGACCACCGCACCATAAAGCACAACAGGGAACGTCTTAGTCCACTGGGTAAATGCCATGGTGAATTGAAGGGCGCCACCACCAAAACGACCGCCGCTTGTGTTTATGGTGCAGCCCGACTCCGGGCTCCAACCGCCGTCAGCCGCTTGCGCCGTGTCAGCGTAGCAATCAAAACCGTCCATAAATAGAAGTGCCATTACACACGTGCTCCTGCGAGATTGAACCCGACATCGGCAAGCGTGGCGTCTCGCGGCGTCGGGGCTTCGATGGTTAGACGATCACCGGCTGCAAGCGTTGTTTCAGCGCCCGTTGTGGCGAACGTAAACGAGCCGCCAGTGTTGATTGTGATAGTGCCGATGGTTGAGCCATTCTTCTTTACGGTGAATGCGGCAGACGACGTGGGGTTAGTCCCCACGTGCCCGTACGAACCTGCGAAGTCGTCGGGCCACTCAACGCCGCGTACGGCTACGAACTTGAAGACTTCTGCGCCGTCACCCGGCCGGCCTGGGATATAGAGGCCAACATCGTACGGAGGGTTCGTCGCTGCCTGTCCCTTTGAGATTAGGTAGATGTCTTCATAACTTTGGAAGAACGTTCCGCTCTCACCCGGAAGCAGATCAACGTCAGCGCCGGTGCCCGACGACGCCTTGATCGTTGCCGTGTAGGTGCTGTCTTCGTTGATAACGGCGAACACACGCACCGCGTTGACAGAATTGATCTGCGAGGGAAACGTTACGTTGAAGTTGGCTGAGCCGCCAGACACGCGGAACACATAGTTACGCGTCGCCTGCGCTTCGGTCCAAGCAACGGGACCGGCGCCAGCCGCGCTGTTCGACACGGATTTATTATGTGCCTGCTCCAACGCTGCGATAGCGTTATTGATGGTCACATATTTATTATTCTGGCTTTCACCGATTTCGGTGACACCGAGAATTAGTGACGTACTCATTTAATCACCTTACAGATGTTGCAGCCGCTTCGCGTTGAACACGCCGGGTTCGTTGCCGGTAACGGAAGTGCTAACGTGAACCAGAATATACAGATCGTCAGTTGTGTTGTCAAACCCATCTGCCGTCTGGTTAGCTGTGGTATACTCGTAGGAAGATACCGTAACAATCTCTTTACGGAGATAGGTCGTCGGATCGTCCAGATTGAAGGTTGAGAAGTCGGTGAGCAGGTACAGCGTGTACTCCTCACTCGGACCATCAGTGAACGCCTGCAACTCGGTACCGTCGTCCACCCATTCGCCGTCGTAGCGGGTGCGGTACTGCCATACGAAATCAGCGTTACCGCTCATATCGTACTCGGCTTCAAGCCCACCCACGGACCAGGGGCGAACGTTGGAAGCTACGACACGGCGAATACATTCCGGCTGGAACGGGTTATTGCTGATCAAGCGGGCGCGGATCACCTTAGACGGGTTATCACCGAACGGAACCGTGAGCGTGCGGAAACTCGTATAGTCGAGAATACCTGCGTTGTTGCCGAGCAGCACGAACCGCTCGCCGGAATAGTGCCCGACAGAAGCGGCGCCATCCGTACCGTACTTGGCACGAATAAGGTTCGTCAGCGAGTACGTGCCGTCGCCGTTGTCAGTTACCGTCTGGAATTGCATCAACTCGCCGCCGATGACGCAAAGATTGATCAACCCATTGTTGATCATCGCATCCTCAGACGCCGCGCTTGCCAACGCTACGCCAGTCGTAGAGAGCATCTTGACGACAATCGTGGACTCGGTGTCCGTCGAGTAATACGAGACAGGCGTCTTAGGTGGCGTGATGACCGTACCCCAAGTGGGGAATGTCGTGATCGCCGGAACCAACAGATCATCGCCGCCGTCGATGCTGACCTTGAAGTCGCGCGGCAGAAGCTCTTGGTTCTCAATCGTGTTGAAGGCCGTCACCGTGTAAAGGTAGTTGGCCTCGTAGTCCGCAAGCACATTCGGATATGCGTACGGGATCGGGATCATCTCGATGTCGATGACAGGATCGAGCACGGAAATTGTGGAGCCGTCGAAGCGTCCGGTGATGCCGAACACGTTGACCTGATCGGTATAGATTTCGGGGTCTTCAAGAACCGCCGTCACTTCGATCAAGCCGTCAGCGCCTTCCGACAATTCACGGATACGGCACACAACGTCGCGCGTACCAGACATGGTAAGCGTGACCGTATCACCCGGCTCCAAGTAGGCGTACCGGCGCGGGATGCGGAAGTTGAAACTCGTCTCGTAAATGACCTTGGAGTAGAGTAACACTTCTGCCAACGTCTTCGCCGTCTCAGCATCAAGCACAATCGGAACCGTGACTTCAATCGGCGCGTCCGCATCGAAGTCTAGGTTCGTGTACTTGGGCAGAACAAAGTTCTGAACGTTCTGCTCGTACTCACGACCGATGTCACGATACGTGATAGTGATCTTACGCGCAGCGGCGAAGTCGGGATCGGTTCGCTCAGCAAGCCAGCCGTTCTGATCAACATCGGCAAGGTCTTCATTCGGAACGGTTGCTACAGATGCGGCGCCGCGCCCCTTGTAGACGATCTGTCCGTTGCTCTCGATGATGTCGAACGTGAAGACGGTAGCCAGTTCGTTGTAGGCGGTTTGTAGCGCAGTTGGGGCAGAAATAGTGTAGCCGTCCAATGTCAGGGCGGTCAGGTCATCCACACCAATCAATTCGTCGCTGACGCCTACGCGCTCCAACAACTGACCAACAACAGAACTCACCGTCACCGCAGACCGCGCGGTGCGTCCGAGGTAGACCTTGCAAATCTGGTTCGTCGCCTCGTCGGTGACGTAGGTAAGCGTATTCTCAAAGCCGTTGTAGAATTGACCAATACCCGTATCGGTGGCACCGGGAAGACTCTCGGCAGTCAGGTCGTAGATGGGGATGGTGACGGTTCCGTCTACGGTATTGATCTGATAGATACGATCCTGGGGCCACTCAAGCCACGCGTACGTGCTGTTGGTGATCATCTCCGACGATGCCCACCCTTGTGTGGAATTGTTTGAGTATTTGACCGGAACCGACCAGATCACTTCGCCGGAGTACGGGTTGTACTTGACCATACGCGCAAAGTCGCTCAGACCGACTTCAGTACAGCGCGCAACGATGATGACCGTGCCATCCTCAGTATCATACATGAGTTTGACTACCTGCGTCGCGATACCTTCACCGAAGAAGTGCGACAACGAAATAGTATCGATCTGAGTATGGACAGGACTGAATGGAGTCGCCTCGACGTACGAATTGTCGTACGAGATTACCCATATAGCAATCTCGGTTTTCTCATTCTGAGCGGCAGTCACGCACAAAACGTTTGTTCCGTACGTGCTCGTAGTGCCGTCCGCAAAGGTCGGGTTATCCGCCTGTAGTGAAGGGGTCAACTGAATGGCGTATGCGTATACGTCATTGTAGTTGGGGAACACCGAGTTGTTGAAACTCAGCATGTTCAACGTATTGTTGTTCGGGTTGACCTGCGCAAACGCGTAGCAACCGCCGAACACACTGAACCCCAGGAAGATGTCAGCAGGCATGCCGTCAGCGCCGCGCGCCACAAACGAGATGCACGTATCCTGCAACGCAGCAAAGCCGTCGCTTGCCATCGTCGACAGTGTAGCGTTGCCAGGACCGAGAATGTCGTTGACGAGGCCCGTATAGGCGTTGATGACGCTGATCGTATGCGCGTTCCCGAAGCTCGCACCTTGGAGGTAATGTCCGTTAGATAGCGAGAGCGTCTGGCGAGCGCGGAAAGATAATGAGCCGGTAAAGTTAGGCTCTACCGGCAACTGTCTAATCTGTTCGAACGTCGTGTTGTTGATCAGCGTGTAGCCCGCGACATTCAGACCGGCGCCCGTGCCGGTCGAGTCTCGCGAGTGAACCGTGATCGTGTTGAAACTGGGATCATAGGTCAGGAAGATGGGCTGTGCGTCATCAAACTCCTCGATAGGAGACGGGAACTGGAAATACGAACGTGGCGTGATGCCGGTCGTGTTCGCCAGAACTTCAACAGCCAGATCAGGAACGGCGTTGTCAGCCGACACGTAGTTCTCAACAAAGATGTAGGCGACACCACGATACGCGGGTGTTGTTCCGACACCTTCGATGTCGATCATCGCCTGCGGAGGAAGTTGGGACTCAGTACCTTTGAAGATCGTGAACTTCGTGACCTTGTTGCTGATGCTGAGATTGCCGAACGGGCCTGCGGGGTCGGTGATGTCGATCTGCAACGACTTCAAGTTGCCGTCAGCATCGGCCTGCACGACGCCGTTCACGTCTGTGTCGGCTGTGTTGTCATAGATCAGGACGTTGTTCGACCAGATGCGTAGGACGTTCGCAAGTTCGCCTTCACAGATCGCCAGAGCGAAACTGACGCTGTAGTATAGCCCCTGCTCTCCGGTATCTTGGATCGTGTAGTAGTTGGGCGTGCTGTTCGCCCAAATGACGTTGCCCTTCAACTTGTCAGCGCCGAAGACGAGCGGGATCGGCTGACCGTACGACGAGTTAGCGTAGTTGGTCAGTTTCTCAGGCGTAGGTAGTGGCGTAACAGGCACAGGCACAAGCGCGGCGCCGTCACAAGGCTGCGGTTTGCAGAACAACTCACACATACCAGCCCAGGACGAACTAAGCCCCAGCGCTTTTGATATGCTCATGGCCGCAATCTGGCTGACCTTGCAGCAGTCAGCCCCGCCTCCCCCGCCACCGCCAGTGGTAGGGTTAGGTTGTGGCTTGAACGAATATGGGCCGATAAACTGAGGCATGAGGCTCCTTATGCCTTCTTATTACGCTGCGTCGGGTCTTCCCGCTTATTGGCTGCGCCAAGACGTGCGCCGATGCGGTCAAACTCGGATTTGAACTCCTGCATGATCTGTGCCTTAGACTTGCTAAAGCTCGCAGCATCGGGAGTCTGGATATTCATTTGAATAGTGATCGGCGCGCGGCCTTCCGAACGCGGCGCAACGCTTGACACGCTCGTGCGGCTGCGCGACACGATGGACTCGCCCATACGGCTCGTACCGCGATACTCGCGCGTCAACGTATCCATGAGCGCCGACACTTCTGCTGGCATCTGGACAGGAACACTACGTCCATCAGGAAGTGGGATCACTGCTTCATCAGGATGCAACGTCGCGGAGAAGCCGCCCCGTGTATCTTTCCAAGCATTCGGTGAACCTGTGGCAAAGCCCATAGAGAAACTATTGGTACCGCCGTAACGCTGTCCTCTTGCGAACTGCTTCGCGCGGGTTTCGTAGCTCGACTTCATCTGCGGCGTCTGCGCGTTCTTCGCCATCTCACGATAGTAGGCGGCGGCGAGCGTCGGGTTAGACCACAGATAATCCTCGTAGGCAGACGCAGCATATCCAGCCGCGTTCTGCGCGTCGGCGTAGGCCTGACGATCACCAGGGTTGAGCATGATGCGTGGGGCGTTGCCCGTACCGTACTGGAAGTACGGCGCGTTATTCCAGATCGACTCGGCACGATCATTGGCCTGCGAAAGAGCGTTGCTCAAGGACTTCGCCTGCTGAGCAAACTCAAACAGCGTACCGGAGCCTCCGGTACCGCCAGTCAGTGCGCCGCCCGTGCCGATGTTGCCACCAGCAGAGCCGCCAAGTCCGAGGGTACCACCGCGGCTTGTGCCGCCGCCTGAGATACCACCGCCACCGCCGAACGACTTGAGCGCAGCAACGCCATTCACGACGGCGGCAATACCGAGGGCCACTTTGTCGATGCTGTTCTTGAGAACAGACGTATTGGCGTTCACAGCTTCCCTGACACGCGCGACTTCCGTCTTCGTGTCAATCTGCACGGTATACATCGCACTCATGATACCGGCGATTGCCGACATATCACCACCACCACCGCCAGCAATAGGGATCGCGCCACCACCTGTCAGAGGTACGACGGCTTCGTTGGGATGGAGTACGGCAGGGATACCGCCAGAACCGAGGATTTGGTTCGTATTCTCAATACCACCGGCAAGTTTCGGCGCGCCTTTCCACAGCGCAGCGGGGAGGTTACGCCACTTCTTGTTGGTCCCCTTGTGTGAGATACCGCCGCCAGAGAACAGCGACCCGCTGTCGAACATACTTCCTTCGAAGCCGATAGGCCCCTTCGCTTCCGGCATGCTCGTACCGTAGTCACCGCCGCTGGTAAGCGTAAAACTCGTCGTGCTGCTCTCAACCTGACGCTGCGTAGAGGCGAGCGACTGCAACGCGCTCTCAAGGCTGCGAGCCTTAGACGTGGCGCTGCTCATGCTTGAGTCCATGTTGCGATAGCTGTTGGACGCTTTGTCAGACGCGTCGGCGGCAGAACTGGTGGCGCTACTTGCGCCTGACATTGCTGAACTATACTTCTCAGCGCCGCGTGCGACGTTGGTCATCGCCTCCTGCACTTTCTCCATGCGGGCGGCGAGTTCTTCCATCTTCTGCGCGTGTTCTTCGGCAGTAAGTGAGCCAGCCTTCAACTGCTCATTGTAGTTGGCAATAAGGCCCTGGATAACACCGATCTCAGCCCCAAGAACCTGCTGCGCCTGCGCAAGTTGCGTAGTGCTGATGCCCCAATCGTTCGAAGCGTTGGCGGCGGCGTACATCGCCTCACCCATCGTATCGACTTCGCCATTGATGCCTTGCGCCGCCGCATATAGTTGGTTAGCGCTCTGTGCCGCAGTGGACGTTGCGCCAGCGAACATATTGTAGGCAACGACAGCCGCGCCAATAGCGACAGCGACGGCGGTGATAACAGGATTGAGCATCGCGAACGAAGCTATGGCAGATGCTACCGCCATACCGACGCTGCCGAGCGAAGTGACGAGCGGAGCGAGAGACGACAGGCTCAACACACTCGCAGCCATACCGAGCGTCTTGAACGTAGCGCCGAGCGTGCCCGCCGCCACGACGGCGCCACCAAACACGGCAGCAATACCGCCGAACGGGCCGGACAACAAATTGGTGATCGCCGCGCCGAGGTCTATAGCCATAGCCGCGATTGAACCAAGAGTAGCCCCGAGAGACGCCGCCGCACCGGAACTTACAAAATTCTGAACGGCGCTGGCGAGGTTATTCACAGACGGCGTGATGGCGTCGAAAAAGCCTCCGCTCACCGACATCTGTAGTTCGGCCCACGCATTGCCCATACGGTTTGACGCGCCGATCCACGTCTTCGCCATCGCTTCGGCAGCAGGACCCATCTCCTGCGCCAACAAGGCAGCAAACTTGCCGACGTTGCTGGAAGCGACTTGTCCAGCTTCCATCATCTTAGAAAGCTCTGCGGTGCCGATACCCATCGACTTAGCAAACAACTGCACAGCGCCGGGGATCGCGTCACCCAACTGCTGTTTCAATTCTTCGGCAGTGACCGTGCCTTTGTTGAACATCTGTTCAACAGCCTTGAACACACGCTGGGTCTTGATCGCATCCGCGCCAACACCAGCAAGACCAACGGACAGGTCTTTGAAAATCTGATTGGCTTCCGCGCCGCTCCGTCCTGACAAACGGATCGCGGTGGCAAACTTAGGATAGGTATCGACAAGTTCCCGCAACGGCAGACCTAGTTGTTCCGCAGTCGCGCGCAACACGTCTAGAGACGCCGCCGAGCCACCTACGTCCTTCATCGATACGTCAACGATGGACCGGAACGATGCCATCTGCTTTTCAATGTCGTTGAGGCCTGAGACAAACCGCCCGAACCCGACAGCACCAAGCGTGACGCCGAAACCGGCAAGCACGCCGTTGAGGGAGTTCATACCGGAGCCGAACGAACTTGCGCTCGCTCGCGCCGCCGTCATGGACGCACTCAGCGAATTGACCTGATTGACGCTGTTGAGAAGCGCTGCCGGAACCCGGAACCCGCGCATGGATGCGGTGAGGCTACGCGTCTGCGCGGACGCGTTCTGCGCAGCCGCCGCGAAACTATTGAGCGCCGCGCCAGCCTGTGCGAGGCCTGGAGGAATGCGGATGCTGGCAAGAGCCGTGGACAATGCCTTGACGTTCGCCGTAACCTTGGCGATGTCAACGCGACCGATGGAGTTGAGCCCGCGCGCCAGCGTAGACAAGTCCTTCGCCGCGCCGAGTTGATTGACGGCTCGCGCAAGGCTATCGATAGACGAAATGGCACCAGACGGAATGCCGGTAATGCCGTTGAAGGCCTTGACAAGGTTAGTGAACCGCGTCGCTTGCGGCATCCCGTCAAGCGCGGCTTTTAGGTTCTTCGCGGCGGCGGTAACGGCCTCAAGATTGGCTTTGGCGTTACCGGCGCTGATTTGAAGTTCAAGGGCCAATGTGGGAAACTCCAACGGATAAGCGGGTTAACCCTAGCATGTTAATTTACTTGACACAAGTAAATATCTTTAACGTCTAGGGCGTTGAGGTTTCCCACCCGCGTTGCGCGGTTGGCGTCTATTTATGTGGAAATCCAAATAGATAGCGTCCAATTTGCTGACCATGTAAAGAAGGTCATCGCGCATGGTTGCATCATGGATTTCCTCGAAATCCGCGTACGCAAGAATTTCCGATAATTGAACGGCTTGCGGACGCCCGTCGATATACAGGCGCTTTGACGAAAGCATTTCGAAAGCATTGTATAACCACTGTGCGGAAGGCATAAGAACAGGTGCGCTATCAAGGGCTTTGACAGCAACACCTTCTTTCTTGAGGTCTTCCAGCCACCCGCGATTTCTAGCCTTGGTACCGTTCCGCAGCCAGTAATCGAGGGTGGCCTTTAGTTTCCCTCAATTTCCTGACGCTCAGCAGTGCGGAAGTTGGCCATGTCCATCGAAATCATCAACAGTTGCGTACGAAGATTTGGCAGTTGATCCATCAACGCCCGCGCAGCATCCGGCGAATAAACCAGAGGCACACCATCGCGACCAACAATAGCCGGACCACGCCAATCAGCAATGATCGCGCCCATCTGCTCATTCACAATCCGCACGGAAATGTGCTCAGGATACTCGCCGGTTTTCTTGTCGGCGTGTTTACTGAACGCAAGCTGCAACTTGTTCCGAACAGTCTGCACAGCCTTGGCGGTGAACCGCCGAAGTTTGAAATCTGCGCCGGGAATGATGTTGTTGAACCAACGCCCTTCTTCTTCCTCAACGAGGTTCGTCTCATAGACTTCGAAGATCGACTTGGGGGCGGTTGTCTCAACAGCGGCTTCAAGGATAAGTGTGTCGAGGTCATTCGCTTCGACTGACGAGGCGTCAGCCTTTTTGGTAGTCTTGGTCATGTGTTACACTCGTCTGGTAAAGTGTAGTTATGTCTGACAGAGAAGCAGACCCCCGACGCCGGAAAGGAGCGAAACAGCGTCGGGGGTCACTCGGTGCCGCGCCAGACTTTAGGCGACCGAGGAAGGATAGACCGACGAGAAGCGGTCGATCATGAACTGAGTGTTAAGGACCGGATCGCGCTGGGCCTCCCACTCCATGTCTTCCATCACGTCCTGATCAATACCGTTCGGAGAAATCGGATCGCTCGTGATCTTGATCGCCGGAACAGTGTAGTAGTACGAGATGTGATCCACGTCTTCGAAGTTGAACTGCAACGAGGTCGTGGTGTGGTTGATGAAGTCGTCGTAGAACGAGAAGTCTTCGAAGTACGCAGACAGCGAACCCGAGAGCATGAAGCGCCCGTAGCCGATGCCAGCCGGGAACTTCGAACCAACGGCGGGCTGCTCGCGGAGAGAAGCGTCACCGTTCAACTCGATAGAGCGGATAGCCGACGACAGGACAGAACCATCCTTATAGATGGAGCCGACGTTCGCCGTAGCGTTGAAGACTTCGGTGTTGGTCGTGGCTAGAACCGTGTAGGCAACGGTATTTCCCAGCACGTCCGTGGACGAGTGAGAGACGTTGCCGCCCATCACCGACCAGTTAGCCGTCACAAGCTCCTTCGCCTCGACGCTCATGGAGAACGAGCCGATGCGCAAGCCGGTGCGGTTGAAATACTTAGTCACGTCTTCGAAGCCGGTCTGCATAGAGAACGACTGCTTGGTGATGTCACCAAGCGTGCCGGGGTTACGCAGATGCGAGCCTTTGACGACAACCGTCAGACCGCCGCCGTTAGCGTCAGCCGTCAGCGTCTCGACCGTGGTGAAGGTGTCGTTGTCAACAACCGTATCGACAGTGAAGATGCCGGACTTGGAAGCAGAGCCGCCAGCA